ATGTAGCAGTTCCTCGCCAACATCTTCCAGTGCCGGGCGGGGGTCGGCGGCGGCGTTGGCGAGGCGTTGCAGGGCCTGGCGCACCTGTTCGGTGGTCTCGTTAATGTGGATGCGGACGCCGGCCATACCTAGATTAAGCAGCTGAGGCCGGTGCCTTCCGGGTCGTGCAGCGTCTCGAGCGATCGGAGCTCATCGATCTGTTCCTGCGGCGCTTGTGGGAAGTGCGGCTTGAGGATATCCGGGAGCTTGTAGCCGGCATCGCGGATCAGCACAGACATGTCGGCATAGTTTTTGAGCGGCTCCTTGCTGAAGCGATGCTTGAGGTCGGCGTCGCGGGCGGTGGTGTGTTGAGTGAGCGTGCGAGTGCTCGATTCGATGCGGCTAGGGTAGCGAAGCATGCTCCGTGCCGCAGGGCCCGTGACGGTGCCAGCTTTCGGGTCCCAGTCCACCCAGGTGTCCGGTTGTGGAGGGGTGCTAGGGTTGCGAACTAACTTGAGGCGGATAACGGCCATGCAGTCACTATAAGTCTGTGGCGAGGAAACCGTCAAGTAGGCCGAGGGTCAGGTGCAGTAGTTCTGGGTCTAAATCGGCAAAGTCGCGCAGCCGGATGTCATCGCCGCCGATAGCGTACTCGAATGCAGAGGACATCACTTCGAGGGGGCGCTGCCTCTCGCCGTAGATGCGGCCGAAGTGGCGGTTGGGGTATGGTTGCGCTGGCACCTGGTACAGGATATCGGGATCGAGGTCGTCGCGCTCGGTTTTTCCGCCTTCGCGGCGCCAGCGACGGCGGTGTAGCGCGCTGTAGTAGGAGTCCAGGTCGGGGATAGCAGATTGCAGACGGTGAGCCAATTCGTGCATCGCCAAGTGGGGTTTGCCGCGCGGGATGGAGATAAAACCCTCGCCTCCGCGGATGCTGCCTTGGTCCTGAAATGGCCGCCGGCCGCCCCAGGGGGAATTGCCGCCCCGGAGGCCGGTGGCGGAGAAAGCAAAACGCTCTCCTGCGGGTGTCTCACGTACAAATAGAGTTCCGTAGCCGGAGATGAAGTCTATCCAGTTTGCTGGTATTTTCGCGGCAGCGGCTTGGAGTGGAGCGCGGACAGCGCGGTGAGAGTGTGGGTCGAGCGGCAAGCGGCCTGCCTTGCGTTCCCCGCGTTGGCGACGGCGCGCGAACAAAACGGCGAGTACGCCTGTCACGGTGGGGCTACTCCTGTAGGCCAAGACCTCGCGCCAAATATCAGCGCCGATCCGGACAGCCTCGGCGGCCGGTATCAGGCGGCGAGGCGGCGGCTTGAGCAGGCGCTTGACCGCGCCGCGGCGCCGGAGGGCGGTGCGGGTCTGCTCGGCAACGCTGCCTCCGGGAGGGTAATTCCAACCAGGGTCTATACCGTCGGGAATCCAATGTTTGCGTCCGAAGCGGTCCTTCCACTGGTACTCCTTTTTCTCTCCGCGTATGCGTTTGCCCTTGCTCAACGCTTCCTGCCTTTGCTCCGCCTGCTCCTTGCTCAGCGCCCGGACGCGGCAGCGGCACCCCCAACCGTTGGGCGGCCAATGCGTCCGCCACCAGTCATCTGATGCCGGCAAGATTAGTCCGTCCCAAGCGACATGCTGTTCGCGTGGCGCGATAACGGCATCGGAGTGTTGATATTCCCAGTACGGATGCCGCTTGAGGAAATCCGGCTCGGTCAGCTGAGCATAGCGCCCGGCGGCGTAAGATGCGCGCAGATTGGTTTGGTAGATAATGTTACTTCGCCACTTGCGACTGCCTTTGTATGACCAGCCGTACTTGGCCACGATGTGGTCGAAGTCCTTGCGGAAGGTGGCCAGCGTCGTGCCCTCCTCGATGGCCTTGCGCACGGCCTCGCGGAAGTCCTGGACGATGGCCTCCTTGGAAGCGCCCGCTACCATGAAGGAAGTGTCGTGAGCGTCGCGCCAAACCTGGAGCCAGGTCTTTGTGGGGTAGTTGGTCTTGCCGCGAAAAAATGCGATCTGCTCGAGAAACGGCAGGCCGCCGTGCTTGACGGCGGAATCGGTCACGTCACTTTTCGGCAGCGTCAGCGCGACCGGCAAGGTTTGCAGCCGCGAAGGCGCGCCCCATAATCGCCTGCATCCGGGGCGCGGGCAGATCGCCCAGCATCTTTTTCAGCCCGGCCTCGATCTCGTCGTAACTGCGGGCATTGAACACCAGCTCCCGGATCGGCTCGATCATCTCGGCGTCGGCAGCGGCGGCGATATCTGCCTCCAGGCGCTCGGCGGCAAGCTCCGCATAGTCCGTGTCGCCGCCGCCCGGCGCGCCTGCGTTCAGCGCCGCGTTCAGCGCCGCGTTAGCAGCGGCGGCGCCCGTGCCGGCGGGGGCCGGCTGGAGGCGGTCCATCTCGTTTTTCGGCGCCTCCGCCCCAGCCTCGCGCCGCGCCCAGTCCTTGGATATCGGCACTCCGGCCCGCACCAAGCTTTCCAGCCCTTTACCGAAGCGGACCAAATCGCGCGGCTCCTTGGTAACGAATCGAAACGTCGGCATGGGCGCGTGGATGCCGAAGTGCATCTCCGTCAGCACCCGCACCAGGTCCGAATTGATTGTGGCCGCTAGCTGGTCGGCGTCATCGTCGCGGATCTCCCTCCGAACCCGGTCATGCACCTCAGCTTGACTGCGGCTGCTGCCGTCCACGGTAGTCATCGTCTGGCCGAGCACCAAGATAGAAGTCTGCTCGTCGCACCACGCCGCCCTGCGCACAAAAACATCCTCGCCGCCGGAGGTGCTGCCGCCCGAACTGCCGGAAATCAGTTCGATCAACATGCTCGCCGGAATTACCGCGCCGGCGTCGCTGGCAATATTTGCGACAGCAGTTTTGAGCGTATCAATTTCGGCGGCGGTTGCGTTCGGCGGGTACTTGCCGATGCGGATCGGCAAGCCGAATACCTCGCCGAACGCCCACCAATCTCGCACCGAGTACGATTTCAACATGGTAAGGATTGCCGCCGGGCGCACCAGGCCGCCGCGCACGGGCAGCCCGGACTTCAGCATCGGCGCGTGCCAGATGAATTTCTGCGGCGGCAAGCGCCTGCTCTCCGATCCGTCGGGACCGATCAGCAACGGCACCTCGCCGGAGGCATAGTCAAACGTCACCCACCGCGGATGAACATGCAGATATTTTCGCGGCTGCCAGCGGTGCGCCTCCCGGCGCCATACAATCTCGGTTAGCGAGTAGCCCTTGCCGACGGCATCCATCGCCGCCCGCGGCACCTTGGCGAATTCCGGGCGCCGCAAAGTCGCCTCGACCGTTTCGGCTACCATCGCCGCCCGCCTGCTATCGTCCGCGGGCTCCACCACCCAAGGCAAGCGCGTAACCGCCAGCCGCCGCGTCGTCAGTACCGCCCGATAAAAGGCGTTTCTTTCCTCGATTTCCTCTGCCAGGATCGCTTGGTCCTCAGGGCAGTTGGCATCGGAGGCATCCCGCAGCACTTGCGCCAGCCGCTGCGGAGTCAACCCGTCCAGCACCGAGTGCCAATTCCGCGCATTGCGGACGCCGGTAATCCGCGCCCTGGCAATCACCTCGTCCGGCGCCGCCGGGCGCGTCGGCGGCAACGGCTGGCCGTGCGGCCCGTAAATCACGATGCCGTCGTCATCAACCATCAAAGCATCCCGCCCAGCCGCCGAAACCCGGAAGTCGAACGCACGGAGCGCGGGTAGCCGTCATCGTCGTCATCGGTCCGGCCCCACGTCCGCGCCGCCGCGTTGCGCTGGCGCAGCGCCACCGGCTGGTAGTCGTACTTCGGACGCGGAGCCGAAGCCGCCGCCGCCACCGCCAGCGCGAGCGCCCAGAATCGATCCGCATGCCCATCCGTGCCGTCGCGCACGGCCACCAGGCGCGGCCAACCAGTCGCCCCGGACTCGGCTCGCACGCTGTGCAGGTCGCGCCGCAACGCCTCGTCCGCTGGCAGCCGCAGCCGCTGGTCCTCCAGGGCCTCGCGCAGCGCGGTCGCCACCGCGAGCCGTCGGGGGGCCGTCAGCAGCACGCCCTCCACCAGGTGCTTCCCGTGCCGCTCCGCTGCCGACTCGACGACCGGCTCGCCCATACCTGTCTGATCCATCGCGATGCGCACGGGGTTCCACTGATCCACCATCGCCGCAAGCACGTCCGCCTGCTCGGCAAACGATCTGTCTCGCAGCGTTTGCAATTCGCGTAGCCATAGCACGTCGCCGACCTGCTCGACTGCAGCGGCCACCCACAGATCGCGCCGACGCGCGATGTCCACGCCGATCCAGCAGGAGCCCGCCGCCGCCCCCTCCGGGCGCGACACGACGGCAACCTCAGCGGCCCGGATCAAACCCCAGGCCAGCCACGCCGCGCCGCCGGGGCTGGGGATGCAGTCCAACTCCTCGGCTGCCCGCGCGCCGTATTCGGCGCGCAGCTCCGCCTCCCATGCCGCCTCCGCCTCCGGCGTCCAGGTGCGCCCCGTCACCGCGCAGATCCGGCGATACAAGCCCTGCTCGATCGCATCGCCCAGCGTCACGCGCTGGACCTCGCCAGGGAGCTCCCCATTGCGCAGGTTGCGGCACAACGCGGCAAAGGGATTGCTCTTCCCGTTGTGCGTGCTGATTACCCGCACGGAGCCGCCCCAAACTCTAGTCGCTAGAGCAGCCTTAAGTACCTCACCTAGGTCGTCGACAAACGCAGCCTCGTCTATAATGGCTGCATCGCCGGGCCGCCCCTTTGATCGCCACGCCCGCGCGGACGAGGCCAGCGCGGTGATGGACTTGCCGGAGGCCATGCGTAGGCGGTACGCCTGCACTGCTCCCGCCTCGCCGGCGTCTATTAAGATCTCGCCGACCGCCTCCGCGCCAAGCTGCAAGCGTTGAGCCCAATCGGCTGCATCCGCAACGAATCCGCGGGCCATGTCCAGCGAGTAGGACTGATAATAATTGTCGCCGCGTCCCTCGCCGGAGTGCATCACGGCACGGTATGCCTCCGCCCAGCTAACGCCGACTCTGCGGGATTTTTCGATAGCGGCGACCCCGGCCGTCGTCTTGACCCATCGAGCTTGGTAGGGCAGGAGATTGGGGGCCGCGCTCACGCTCCGCCGCCCTCGATGGCGGCGCGGATCGCCGCCGCCGTCTCCGCCGACACCCCGCGCTTCTTCGCCGCCGCCACCGCCGTTTTCGCCGCCGCCGCCGTCGCCTCCTTGCGCCCCCGCGCCCGCGCCTCCACCAGCGCCTTGTCGGCGGCGGACAGGTCCCGCACCGCCCGCGACATCTTGGCGATCAGATCGACGTCAATCTCCTCGTCGTCCTGCCCCTCCGCCGCCACACGGCGAAACGCAAGCGTACGCAGCATCTCCAGCAACATTCGTCCCGCGTCGCCCTCCGGAGAGGCCCCAAACTGGTCGAACCAGGCCTTGGCAATGTGAGTCGCCTCCGCATAGGCCCGCATGTGTGCCCGCATGTCCTTGGCATAGCGCCCGACGGCGCTGCGGCTGACCGTTGCGCCAGCGGCCGAGACCGCGGCGACAATGCTGTCCAGAGTCGCCCCGCGGCGAATGGCGGCATTGACCGCGGCCTGCACGGACTCGGGCAATCTATTGATCGAGGAGGTAGAGTGCCTGCCGGCTGGCGGCGAGGGGCTAGCCGCCATCGGCGCGCTCGCCCGGGCGCGGGCGGCGCACGCCAGGAACGTCTGCGCGGCCATGCAAAACGTCCGCGCCGCGAGGGG